CTAGCAACGGTAGCATTCGCAATCATCAACGGCCTCCTCGAGCAGTGGGCACCAACAGGTTACAATGGCTTATAGTAGAAAGATGATAAGACTCCTGGACGGAAGCCAGGAGGAGAAGCTGATACTAGAAGAGCAAGCAATAGATGACGACTTCTACTACGGCTACCTAGGAAAGGCTGCGCTCTCAAGCAGCAGCCTAAAGCAACTACTGCAAAGCCCAAAGACATACCACTATATGCAGAAGTATGCCCAACAGGACACCAAGAGCCTCCTGATAGGAAAGCTCTTCCATTGGGCAATACTAGAGCCACACAAGATGGATGAGGTACAAGTGGTAGATGTGCAGAGCAGAAACGCCAAAGCCTTCAAAGAGGCAAAGGAGGAGCACGGCCAGGTGATCACAAAGAAGGAAGAAGAAGAGATCCGAAGGCTGCAAGATGCGATGCTCCGAAACGAAAAGGTTCTCTCCTTCCTAAAGGGAGCACAGTTCGAAGTACCCTGCGTCGATATGCTAGGAGGATATGCCTTCAGGGCAAAGGCTGACATCATCCAAGACGGACACATCATCGACCTGAAAACTACAACGGACCTGAACGCCTTCAGATACAGTGCAAGGAAATACGGATACGATGTGCAGTGCTACATATACTGCAACCTATTCGACATACCCTACACCAACTTCCACTTCGCAGCAATAGACAAAGGAAGCCTAGACATCGGAGTCTACCACGTGAGCGAGGAATTCTACCTCGCAGGAAGAGAAAAGGTCCAGCAAGCACTTGAACGATACAAAAGCTTCTTTGTGGACAAAAACGATATTGACAGTTATTATATAGAAGACACCTTATAATGGAAAGAGTAAAGATCGGTGCCGTAAGGCCAAACCCAAACAACCCAAGAACAATCAAAGGGCATAAGTTCGAGAAGCTCGTGAAGAGCATCAAGGACTTCCCGGAGATGCTCGACCTACGCCCAATCGTCGTCAATGACGATATGATCGTGCTAGGAGGAAATATGAGATTGAGAGCCTGCCAGGAAGCAGGCCTCAAAGAGGTGCCGATCATCAAGGCCAGCAACCTAACCGATGAGCAGGAAAAAGAATTCATCATCAAGGATAACAGCTCCTTCGGAGAATGGGATTGGGATGCGCTAGCAAACGAATGGAACACAGAAGAGCTACTCGATTGGGGAATGGACTTCCCCGAGGATTGGGCACAGCTCGACGAAGAAGAAGCAAAAGACGATCACTACGAGCCAACAGAACAGACGGAGCTATATGTAAAGCAAGGAGACCTCATCACCTTCCACAAAGCAGATGAGGAGCTCCACCGTCTGATCTGCGACGACAGCACGTCCCACGACGTGGTGGAAAGGCTAACAGGAGACAAATACTACGACCTGGTAGTAACCGATCCACCCTACAACGTAGACTACGAAGGAAGCAACGGACTCAAGATCCAAAACGATAAAATGGGTGACGAGGACTTCCTAAACTTCCTCCAGGGATTCTACGATGCGAATGCACTCAAGACAAAGAAAGGAGGAGGATGGTATGTCTTCCACGCCGACAGCGCAAGCAATGCCTTCCGACTAGGCTGGCAAAGAAGCGGACTGCTCCTCAAGCAGTGCCTAATATGGGTAAAGAACAGCATCGTCCTAGGAAGACAAGACTACCAATGGAAACACGAGCCTATCCTATACGGCTGGAAAGAGGGAGCATCACACTACTTCATAAACGACAGAACAAACCCAACGGTAATAGAAGAAGAGGTAGACTTCAGCAAGATGAAGAAAGAGGAGCTCGTAAAGCTCCTCGAAGAAGTAAACAAGGAACAAAGCACGATCATACACCACGACAAGCCATCAAAGAATGACGTGCACCCAACAATGAAACCTATCCCTCTAGTAGGGGACCTGATAAAGAACAGCTCACGAAGAGGTGAGATCGTCGGAGATCCATTCTCCGGATCAGGAAGCACAATGGTAGCCTGTCACCAACTAGGAAGAAAATGCTACGGCATCGAACTCGATCCCAAGTACTGCCAGGTCATCATCGAAAGAATGCAGCAACTAGACGAACACATAACAATTAAAATAAACGGAGAGCAACTATAAGCAAAAGTTCTTACAATGAGGCCTTCGGCCCAAATCCCCGAAGGTATGGTTTGGTTTACCCGGGAAGACGTCGCTTACGTCCCCGGGCTCTCTAATTTAACACTATGGCAGCGAACAAAACTTTACAGAATAAAAAGCAACTCATTGATGCAATGGAGCAAAGCCTAGGTGTAGTTACCCAGGCCTGTAAGATGGTAGGCATATCAAGAGTCACCTACTACGACTATTACAATAACGATCCTGAATTCAAAGCAGCGATAGACGAGCTACAAAACGTAGCTCTAGACTTTGCCGAGAGCCAACTCCACAAGCAAATAAGAGAGGGCAGCACAGGAGCAACAATCTTCTATCTAAAAACCAAAGGAAAGAACCGAGGATACATAGAGCGCCAGGAGATACAACACGATACCGACACAGGCTTCAACATCAAGATCGTAGATGCAACTAGAGACTAATGTTGTATTCAGACACCTACTCCAAGCCGACAAGAAGATCATCATCGAGCAAGGAGGTACCCGTTCAGGAAAGACCTACAACATCCTGATATGGATAATATACTACTGCCTATCCGAAGCTAAAGGAAAGACCATCACCATATGCCGGAAGACATTCCCGGCAGTACGATCGTCAGTGATGAGAGACTTCTTCGAGATCCTCGAGAAGGTCGGGCAATACAATCCAGCAAACCACAACAAGAGCTCACACGAATATATGCTTGGCGGCAATATGGTGGAGTTCATATCCCTGGACCAACCACAGAAGGTGAGAGGTCGCAAGAGGGACCTCCTCTACATCAATGAGGCCAATGAGCTGCACTACGAAGACTGGCAGCAGCTGATCCTCCGGACCACAGGCCGAGTGATCATTGACTACAACCCAAGTGATGAATACCACTGGATCTACGACAAGGTCATACCAAGAAACGACGCACAGTTCCATAAGACCACCTACCTAGACAATCCCTTCCTGCCACAGACGATCATCGACGAGATCGAACGCCTAAAGGAAACAGACGAGCAATACTGGCAGGTCTACGGACTAGGAGAGAGAGGAGCGTCCAAAGCGCTCATCTTCCAATACCACGAAACAGACAAGATACCCGATGGTGCTAGATCAGTAGCAATGGGAATGGACTTCGGGTTCACGAATGATCCGACAACCCTCGTCGCAGCATACGAATACAACGGAGACCTATACTTTGACGAGAAGATCTACCAAACAGGAATGACCAACAGAGACATCCACAAAACGCTCCAGGGATTGAACCTGGACCGAAGAGCGGAGATCTTTGCAGATAGCGCCGAGCCAAAGAGCATCAAGGAGCTGCAACTATTCGGCTGGAACATCAAAGCCACAGCAAAAGGACCGGACAGCATAATGGCCGGTATCGATATGCTCAAGCGACACAAGCTCTACATCACCAAGGGAAGCGTCAACCTGATCAAGGAAATGAGAAACTACAAGTGGATAGAAGACACCAACGGAAAGATTCTAAACAAACCGATGGACCAATACAATCACGCCATCGACGCTATGCGCTACGCTACATACAACAGAATGGCTAGACCGAACTACGGTAGATACGCAGTAAGATAAAACAGAATCGAAAAAAACAGTTATTTATATATGCAGGTTGAAATCATCATACCGGAAGGTCTCCACGAGATAACCCTAGGGCAATACCAAAGATTCGTCTCGCTCAAAAGCGATGACGAGATGTTCCTAGCACAGAAGGCAATAGAGATCTTCTGCAACGTGCCGTTGATCATTATCAACAATATGCCCTACAAGGAAGTGACCAGGATCAGCAGCCGCATATTCGGATACTTCGATAGCAAGCACGCCCTAAAGAAAAGCGTCACCATAGGAGGAAAGGAGTTCGGATTCATACCGAACCTCGAGGACATCACCTTCGGAGAGTACGTCGACCTGGACACCACGATACCGGATTGGGAAACGATGCACAATGCAATGGCGATCCTCTACCGGCCCGTGATAAGCCGGGCCAAACAACTCTACAAGATAGAAGACTACGAGAGCAGCCATAAGTACAGCGAGACAATGAAGGAAGCACCTATGACGATGGTCTTCGGTGCCCTGGTTTTTTTTTGGAGTTTAGGAACGGAATTATCGATAGCTATGATGGAGTCTTTGGAGGAGGAGATGAATACAGCGTCCAAGCAAACTTCGCACGAAAGTGGGGATGGTATAGCAGCTTCTATGCACTCGCTAAAGGAGACGTTACAAAGTTTGAAGACGTTGCTAGGATCAGCATCCATACAGCTATGATGTACCTAGAGTTTGAGAAAGAGAAGATAGAAACAGAACAAAGAATGCTAAAGAAGCAATGACAGGATACTACGACTTACTAGAGAAACTAAAGACAAGCCTAGAGGCCAACCCAAGCATCACTACGGTGACGACAGGAGACCTCCTCGAGGTAGACCTGGCGAAGCAAACGATCTTCCCACTAGCCCACATCATAGTGCAGAACGTAACCTTCTCCGATCACGTGATGACGTTTAACGTCAGTATCTTATTTGCTGATATAGTGGACTTCAACAAGTCCAACCCAAGGGACGGAGAGATCTTCAGAGGAAACAATAACGAGCAGGACGTGCACAACGCAATGCTCCAGGTGGCCAACAAGCTATGGACGGATATGAGCAGAGGCACAATCTTCTCGGATCAATACCAGGTAGACGGCACGCCTACAGCCGAGCCGTTCGTTGAGCGCTTTGATAACGAGCTAGCAGGATGGGATATGACACTAAACATAAGCATACCGAATAAAGACATCAGTGCCTGCGTTTGATCCAAAATACCTGCAAGAGACCTTCGATAAGTTCGGTAAGTACGTCGTGCAGCAAGCACGGACGAACCTCACCAAGAAGAAGAAGAATGTAAGCAAGAAGCTCTACAACAGCATCGGCTATGAGAGCAAGCCGAGCAAGAGTGGAATTAGCTTCAGCTTCGCATTCTCAATGGAGGAGTATGGAGACTTCCAGGACAAAGGGGTAAGTGGTATCAAGAAGAAGTACAATACACCGTACAGCTACCGGAACAAGAAACCACCAATCGGACCAATAGACAAATGGATCGTAAGGAGAGGATTCAAAAACATAAGAGACGAGCAAGGCCGATTCATAAAGAGACGCAGCCTTGCTTTTGCAATACAAAACAAGATATATAGAGACGGCATCAAACCGTCTCACTTCTTCACACGAGCCTTCACGCTCGGGTACAAGAGAATGCCACAAGAGATAAGAAAAGCCTTTAAGCTCGACATTGAAGAGTTTATGAAATACACCCTAAAAGATATATTCTAATGCCCATTGTATCACCACAAAGTTTAGTAGGAGCAAGAAGCCCTATATACATTACGGCTAACTATTCCTCTCTAGCCGCATCGCTTACCGATGTGACATTTGATATTTTTATTTGGACAGGAGCAAGAAACTCACGTCCTGCTTCAGCACAGTACACGCTGTTCCGTGACGTGTTCGCAGGAAACGATGTATCCTTCGACATTGCGCCAATGGTCAGAGAATACCTATCAAACAGCTATGAAGGATTCGATGCTACGGATGTGAGCTACGCTCCGGACGGCAGCGTAGTATGGGTGCAGATAGACTACGAGGTCAACTACATAAACAAGGCCACACCACCACAGACCATAAACGATACAGGAAGCAGCGACATCTTTGAATCAAGCAACGGATACCACATCTTTATTGAAGCAGCAAACAAAGAAGTGAATAAAGGATTCGCTAGTGTCAATGCTCAAAAATACATCAAGAATAACGGCAATGAAACAGTGCCGGTATATCTAGGTAAATGGGGAGAGGGCTACGACATCTACTGGGCATACAAGGATAGAGTGATTGCTGATGGAGGAACGGTAGAAGGCACTACCCTATGTGCTAACATCGGTCTCGAATACGTTGAGATCCTAGGAGACGGAGGATACAACATCGATATAAGAATGACAGAGAGCCAGCTCCAAAACCTTCAAGCAGAAGGAAGAGTGTTGCTACTGCCTTGTGGTGTAAGTAATCTAGGCACCTGGGTAGAAAGCGTCAGTGAGGTATTAACCTACACCAATTACTACGAAATCAACCTGAAGGATAAAGACGGAACTACACTAGACACACGTAGGTTCTATCCTACTTGTGAAGCGAAGTACACACCAAGCGTGATGCAGTTCATCAACAAAAATGGACTATGGGAAAGCGTCACATTCTTCAAGCGCAGCGAGGAAACAATAGACGCATCAGGAGAGCAATACAGAAAGTCAATAGGATCATCATCAGCCCTGGGATTCAGCTACTCAACTACCAACCCATTGTACCAACGCTACAATGTGAACGGAAGAAAAAGATTCACGCTCAATACCGGATGGGTAGGTGAAGACTACAAACAGATCGTAGAACAAATGCTAATCAGTGAGCGAGTGATGCTCGATGGATTGCCGGTGAACGTATCAACACAAAACATCACGCTGCAAAAAAACGTGAACGACAAAAACATCAATTATACCGTTGAGGTAGAAGAAGCATTCGACATACGCTATGTATAAAGTAGGGCTATATATCGACGGACAGAGAGCCGACCTATTCCAAGACGAGGGAATAGAGATGAACCTGACGGTGCAGAACATCAAAGACCTCGGAAAGGTCTTCGGTGACTTCAGCAATGGATTCACGATCCCAGCGTCTCCAGTCAACAATACGATCTTCAAGCACTACTACAACGTTGACGTCTCCGGAGGCTTTGCTGCCGCACAGCGAGTGACGGCATTCATCGAGGTAAACAACAATGTCTTCAGACAGGGAGTCCTAGAGCTCGAGCAGGTACAGATGAAGAAAGGAGAACCGTACGCCTACAGCGTATCGTTCTACAGCAAGACAACAAGCCTAAAGGACCTCATAGGAGAGGACCAGCTCAATGACCTGGACCTATCAGCCCAGGACCACACCTATAACGACACCAACATCGAGACAGGGATCAATGCCTACGTCAGTGGAACAGACAATGCTGTGATCTACCCAATGATCACTCCGGTAACGAGATGGTACTACGACAGTCAAGGATCACACGGTGACGGAAACATCCACTACCACAATGATCCGGACCACGGTGTAATGTACTACGACCTTAAACCAGCAGTCAAGATCAAGAAGATCATAGACGCTATAGAGGCAAAGTACGGAATCACCTTCAACAGCAACTTCTTCGACAGCACTGACTTCGGCAAACTATTTATGTGGTGCCACCGTCGAGCAGGGTATATGTTCAAGGACCAGCCCAATGGGAAGGAAGCAGACGTGATCATCTTCACGTCGGGAACAACAGGAGACTACAACCTAACTACGCAAGAGTACACAGTACAGACAGCGCAGGAGTCCGAGATACGCATAGCCTACAGCATCACATCATCAGACAGCTATAAGATTCAGATATTCATCAATGATGAGCTAGCAAGTAGCCGGTCACATACCGGCAACGGATCAGCAACTATCTACCTAGGCACCCTAAACATAGGAGACAGAGTACAGCTACGCTTTGCCGTCCCTGATGAATGGGACGGATCAACAGTGTCGATAGGATTAGTAAGTGCCGATGTAGAATACTTCTACTTGAGCAGCTGGAACCTTGGAGACTCCGTATCGAAGATCGGCCAGGCCATTACTACCCAGGTAGTAATATCGGACCAACTACCCGAGCAGAAAGTAGTAGACTTCCTATCAAGCCTAATAAAGCAGTGGAACTTGGTGATCGTCCCAACGTCACCAACGCAATATACAGTAGAGCCACTAGACGATTGGTACGCTGCTGGAACAACACACGAGATCACTCAATACGTAGACACGGAAGAGGTGACCATTAAAAAGCCCGAGCTATATCGAAGAATCTCATTCAGCTATAACGAAACGGAAGCAATCCTCGGAGAGACATACAGGCTTCAAAACGACATCGGCTATGGTGACCTACGGGCCGACTTCACATTCGATGCAGACGAATTTAATATTGAAGTGGGCTTCGACAATATGCTCTTCGAAAGGCTAACGGATATTTATACAAACGGAGTAGGCCTAACCGAAATCAACGTTGGCCAATGCGTGACTAGAGAGGAAGAACCGTACATAGGTAAACCAATTATATTCTATGCAGCAGGCAACCTGCGTATAGCATTAGCAAATCACTGGAGCTACACCAATATGAGCGGCAATGCTATTCAAAAGCAAGATATGTGGCTCATAGGAAACGTAAACAGCTCCACAGCAGAATCAGTGACGCAAACGCTAAACTTCGGAACCGAAGTAGATCCATACTTGCTCCAGGGCTTTACACAGAGCCTATACCAAAATTATTGGAGAGACTACATCACGGACCTGTACAATTCAAGCAGGAGAGTATTCAGCTACAAAGCACAGCTACCGTTAGGCGTGATGTTAAACCTCAAGAATAACGACAAGCTAACGATCCTAGAACGTAACTACATCATCAATAACGTGAAGCTGAACCTGACCACAGGTGAAGCAACACTAGAGCTATTAAACGAAGTGTAATGGGATACCTAAAATACATCATCAGCGCACTACCCGAGGTAGAAGCAAAGACTGAAAACATAGCGATAGCAAAAGGCAAATACGAAGAGCCAAAGAACTGGAAACAATACTTTAAAAGACTGAAGAATGGCCATTAAGGAAACGGTACAGATAGACGTAGAATCCAATGCAACGGACCAAACCAATGAATTGGTAGGTGCGATCAATGAGCTCAAGGATGCTATCAAAGAGATGTCCTCCGGCCTTGAGAAAGGCCTAGGAGACGTCGACAAGGGCCTCAAGGATACAAAAGACAGTGTCGAGGCGGTAGGCGAAACAGCAGGAAAGAGCGAGAAGGGCGTAAGCAAACTCTCCAAGGCCTTCGGTAATATCGGAAAGGCATCAGGGATCATCTTCCTTGTCGAGAAAGCAATGGAGATCCTATACGATCTCTTTAATAACAACCAAAGAGTAGTGGACGCCTTCAACACGGCGTTCAACTTCCTGCAAATAGCCTTCAGCGACTTCGTCAAGTTTATCGAGAGCAACATAGGAGGCATCACAGGATTCTTCAAAGACATCTTTGAAAACCCGGTAGAGAGCATAAAGTCCTTTGGTACGGCAATAGCAGAGAACATACTCGAGCGCCTGTCAAGTATATTGGATGTTGCCGGTTATGTTGGAAAGGCACTTAAAAGTTTATTCACAGGAGACTTTGCCGGTGCCATAGAGAACGTGAAAGAAGCAGGTAAAGAAATGGTCGATGTCTTTACCGGAGTAGACAACTCCGCAGAGAAGATAGCAGACGGCACCAAAAAGATAGCAGGAGCCGTAGTAGACTATACCAAGAAGACATACCAGGCAGCAGGAGCAATGACCGAGCTCAACAAGCAAGCCGAACTTGCTGATGTCATCAACCAGGGACTCATCGAGAAGTACGATCTACAAGCGGAACAACAAAGACAGATCCGTGACGACGAGAGAAACACCATCGAAGAGCGCATCGCAGCTAACAATCGCCTAGGGGAGATCCTAGACGAGCAAGAGGCAGCAATGCGAGCAAACGCACAAATCCGACTAGCCCAGGCACAACAGAACGCTAAACTTGACGAGAACAACATAGAGTTCCAAAGGGAACTGATTGATGCAAGAAACGAAGTAGCTGCAGTAGACGCACAGATCGCAGGATTCAGATCAGAGCAACTATCTAACCAGGAAGCACTCGAGCGTGAACTGCTCGAGATCGCACGAGGAAAGAAAGAAGCGGAGATCGAAGCCAATGAGATCAGCAAGCAAGCAGCAATCGATGCAGAGGAAAACACCCTGAAAAGACTCGAGCTGGAAAAGGAACTAGCAAAGGCCACAAAGGAATCACGAGTAAGCATCATCGAAGACGAGCTGGCCCTAACGAAGGAGGGCACAGCACGCTACCAGGAACTCCTAGACGAGAAACTACTCCTCGAGACAGAATACGCAGCAGAGAGCAAGCGTATCGACAGGGAGACAGAGCTAACCAAGCGTGAAGAGCGTGAGCAAACCATACAGATGGGCTACGACCTTACCAAGCAAGGCC